ACGAGAAAGCGGATGCTGAAAATCGTTCAGACGAGCCCATAGACGACATCTAACAAAATAGTTCTTGACATTTGCTTTATAATTTGATATAATATCTTTCTTAAATGAGAGGAGTATAATCATGATAGTAAGCGGAAGTATTAATTACACTACATCTGGTCGTAAACGCAAGGCTACTAAAAGAGTCAAAAAGACACAGCCTATTGCTAGAACCTTCTCCAAGCCCGAACCTTACCGTAGGGAGACTATAGATTATCCGTCTCAGCCTATGATGGGTATTGCCAGCAAACCTGACACCAGTTATAAAAAAGAAGTATCTAAACAATATACTTTGGCTCCTGCCTACAACAAAGGTGCGTACCAAGTAATCCCACTAGACAACATAAAACATATAGGAAAGTAAAATGCCAATTAAGTTCAAACCTTCACAAAAAGTATTGTTAGACCGTAAAGCACAGAAGTACTCTACTCAACATTTCTATATGAAAACTACCTCTACTACAGAGTTAGTAAAAGAATTAGCGAGAGCAGTACCAAAAGTACAACAAAAAATCCGTAACGAATTAACCAGAAGAAAAGTAGAATACTAATATGAATGTTCAGGATTTACTAGAAAGCAAGAAAGTAGAGTATGTATATAAAGGTCAAGACTTCTTGGTCAAGTGCATAAATCCTGAGCATCCTGATAGAAATCCTAGTATGCGGGTAGATCAGATTACTGGAGTATTCCAATGTTTTAGTTGTGAGTACAAAGGTAATCTATTTACGCATTTTGGGGAAAAGGCAAACCAACTGCAATTAAAGCGTGAACTTTTAAAGAAGCGTATAAACGAAAAACGCGCTGAGAGCATTGGTTTGTCTTTTCCCAAAAGTGCGGTACCTTATATTGGAAACTGGAGAGATATAAAACCGGAAACCTACAGACGATTCGAAGCCTTTAACAGTGTAGACAAAGATCACATTGGTCGAATCGTTTTTCCTGTACGAGATATGTCAGGCAGAATAGTAGCCTTTAACGGTAGACATACAGCTCAAGGAATTCCGAAATACATGATCACTCCAGCGGGGGCAAGGATGCCATTATTTCCTGTAGTAAAACCAATACAAGGTGCAATCATATTAGTAGAAGGTATATACGATATGATTAATTTGCACGATAAAGGTTTAGATAATGCTGTTTGCTGTTTTGGAACAAAGAATATAAATACAGATAAGCTATCCATGCTAAAAATACAAGGGATAGACAGTGTAGACATTTTCTTTGACGGCGACGATGCCGGACAGCAAGCAGCATCTAAAGTTAAAGAAATGTGTGAGCAGGTAGAGTTGGTGTGTAGAAACATTCACTTAAACAATACCGACCCTGGCGCATTAACCGAACAACGAGTACGTAAACTAAGAGAAAAATTATATGCCTAAAGTTGCATTAGTAGAAACTAAACCAAGTAGAACACGCTTCAAACAAGAGTTCGATAGCGCCTTTGAATTCGACCAGTATCAGCTATGCTCAGACCCAACACTAAAGAAAGTCTTAAAGAAGGACTGCGATATTGAGATTGATATCGATGCCTATGACTGGATCATTTTAGTCGGATCTGACGCACTAAAGTACTTTACCAAAATTAATTCAGTTACGGAATACTCTGGCAAATGCATAGAGGATAAGTTCTTGCCTGTAATTAATCCTGCCATGCTCGCTTTCAAACCAGAAGCTCGTAGCACGTGGGACTCTTCTAGAGATAGTATCATTGCATATATCAACGGAGAAGTTCAAGAAGTAGTAATTGATGAGACTGTAGCTCGCGGTATTCAAGATACGGACGAAGCTAATGATTACTTTCAGAAAGCTATAGATTGGGACTTAGATTACGTTGCACTAGATTCCGAGACCACTGGCCTGTACCCTAGAGATGGTCATATTCTAGGCTTATCCCTATCTTACCGACCAGATGAAGGTGTATACATAGACACCACTTGCTTAGACGAGAAATCTGAGGAATTACTGCAGGAGCTATTCACAAAGAAGAGAGTTATCTTTCACAATGCTAAGTTCGATATTGCATTCTTTGAGTACCATTTCAATTTCAAGTTCCCACGTTTTGAAGACACAATGCTATTACACTACATCATTGATGAGAACTCACGTCACGGTCTAAAAGAGCTTTCTCTAAAGTACACTAAGTATGGCGACTATGAGAAGCCAATGTATGACTGGATGGACAGCTATAGAAAGCAAACTGGCATGTTAAAGAAAGACTTTACTTGGGATTTGATTCCGTTTGATACTATGTACACATATGCCTCACTAGATGCTGTGTGTACATTCCTTTTATACGAAAAGTTTGTTAAAATACTAGGCAATGTTAAACTCAAGTCTGTATACGAGAATATACTTATTCCTGGCTGCCGCTTCTTAACAGATGTACAAGATAATGGTGTACCATTTGATCAAGGCCGTCTATTAGCATCTCAAGATATTATGCAAGTAGACATTGATAAAGCCGTAGCGGGGTTGTATAAAAATCCTAAGATTGCAGAGTTCGAGAAAATTCAGGGCAAAGAGTTCAACCCTAACAGTACGATGCAATTACGAGCACTTTTATTCGATTTTATCGGTCTACAGCCTACAGGCAAGAAGACCGGCACAGGAGCAAACAGTACCGATGTAGAAGTACTAACTGAGCTGTCTCAAAAGTCTGAAGTACCTGCACTTATTATTGACATTCGACAGAAAAGTAAGATCAAGAACACGTACCTTGATAAGATCATACCACAGCTTGACCGTGATAGTAGATTACGTACTGGATTTAACTTACACACTACAACATCAGGTCGTTTATCTAGTAGTGGTAAACTTAATATGCAGCAGCTGCCTCGTGACAACCCTACTGTTAAAGGTTGTATCAAAGCTGCTCCAGGCCATCAAATAGTGGCAATGGATTTAACAACAGCAGAGGTATATGTAGCAGCGGTACTAGCAAAAGATAAAGCCCTTATGGATGTGTTCCGTAGTGGTGGTAACTTTCACTCAACTATTGCACACAAAGTATTTCGACTACCATGTGCCGTAGAAGACGTAGCAGAGCTATTCGGCGATAAACGCCAAGCAGCTAAAGCAGTAACCTTCGGCATTATGTATGGTGCTGGGCCTGCAAAAATCAGTGAACAAGTTACCAAAGATTCAGGTAAATACTTTAGTAAACAAGAAGCCCAAGAGACTATCAGTGATTATTTCAATGAGTTTCACCAATTAAAAGCATGGATTGACAATAACGAAGACTTCATTAAGAAAAATGGGTTTATCTATAGTTATTTCGGTCGCAAACGGAGATTACCAAATGTCGCCTCTACAGATAACAGTATCGCAAGTAGTAGTGTTAGGAGTGGTCTTAACTTTCTGGTGCAGTCTGCTGCTTCTGATATTAATTTAATGGGTGGCATTGATATGAACGAACATATCAAAGCTAAGAAGATGAAAAGCAGAATCTTTGCTCTAGTACACGATAGTATTCTAGCAGAGGTTCCAGACGATGAGATAGAGGATTACTGTGAGCAACTTCAAAAATACATTCAACAAGATAGGGGTATATTTATACCGGGTGCACCTGTGGGCTGTGACTTCGAGATTGGCGGTGATTATTCGATGGGCAAGTATGAAAAGCTATATCTCTGATATGTGGAAGATTTGGTGTAAAGCCATGGGTACAAAAGCTTTCGAAGACAATAGAAAGGCAGATAAGGTAGCTATAGTACGTACTATATGGGTTTTATTTAATATGATTACTTGTTGTTTCATTATAGCGTCAGGCATGGTGAATCTAGGGTGGATACAATGAGCGGTGGATTAATTGCATTAACTGGAGGTATATATCTATATGTCGGTCTGGAGCAGTATTATAAGTTTAATAATCTTCCTATGTTGTACACATATATTGGCTATGCTTTCGCTAATGTAGGCCTGTACATGATGGCTAGTAGATAATGGTAATAACCCTTAAAGATGTGAGGAACGTAGAGTTTCCTATATATGTTCTTCCTCACGAGGATTGGAGCTTTTCCGATGGGCTTATGTTCATGGATGGAAAGGTTGTAGACGATAGAAATATGAAAGGAGATACACTCGGAGTTCGTAGGTTGCAGACATCCTACCCTAGTATGTTTCCTTTGAAGCGACAGATAGACTCTTTCAATGGATTATTAAAGCAGAGCCAAAAGACTTTCATAGATAGTAAGGGTAGACCTTTTATCTACGAGAAAAGTACTTGGTGCAGCCTTCAGTACTCTAGAATTAAAAAGAAAGAACTAAGAGATGAATATTGTTTACTTTGGCTAGAAAACACTTCTAGCCCGTTCTCAGTACCAAGACCTCCAGAAGCTACTATGGCTTTTGCAGGAGTACTCTACTTATCTGGGCTACCATGGATATTATACGAATATTCAGATAGCCGAAAGAAAAAGACACGGAGAAAGGTTTGAAAAAACGAAATAGAGGACAACAGACGCAAAACATGAATTTGAGGCTACAAGAGATTGAGCCTCTAACAAAAAATCAGTTAGCGGCTTTTGAATCAAACAATAATCTGGTAATGCATGGACTTGCAGGCACAGGTAAAACCTTTATATCGTCATATCTAGCGTATGACGACATTGAAAAAGGGTATGCAGACACTCTAATTATTATTAGAAGCGCTGTACCCACTAGAGACATCGGATTCCTTCCGGGGAGTGAGAAAGAGAAGTCAGCAGTGTATGAAGAGCCCTACAAAGATGTGGCAACACATTTATTTGATAGAGGTGACGCATATGAGATTATGAAACAAAAGAACATAGTTCAATTTATGACTACTTCTTTTATTCGAGGCATAACACTACGAAATGCAGTCATTATAGTAGACGAATGCCAGAATATGAGTTTCCATGAGCTAGACTCTATTATTACTCGTGTAGGAGAGAATTGCAGAATCATGTTCTGTGGTGACTTTAGACAAAGTGATCTTAAACGTAACGAGCTACTATCTTGGCTAAAAGTATTAGAAAGGATGGAAGAGTTCGATTTTATTGAGTTCGGGGTTGACGACATCGTAAGAAGTGAGTTCGTCAAGAAATATATAATTGCAAAAATGGAAGTAGAAGATGAAGGTTAAGATTATCAGCCATAGTGCGGCTCCACAAAGGGATAAAACTCCCTTAGAGCTTGTGGCATACTGTGCTAGAGTTAGTAACCCTAGTAATCAGAATAATAGTGCTACGAGTGAAAAACTGGTAAAGTACTTAGTAAAACATAAACACTGGTCTCCTCTTGAGATGGTAAATGTGTGTCTAGAAATAGAGACTACTAGAGATATAGCTAGACAGTTACTTCGTCATAGGTCTTTCACTTTCCAAGAGTTTTCCCAGAGATACGCAAACCCTGACCAGGCGTTTGATGATATGTTTGAGAAACGTGAAGCCAGGATGCAAGATGAAAAGAATCGTCAAAACTCGGTAGAAGTAGACGATCTAAAAATTGAAACAGAATGGTTTCGCATTCAAAGCCGTGTAGAATGGATGTGTAAAAAACAATACCAAGCTGCTATTAAGTTAGGTATCGCGAAAGAGCAGGCTAGAGCATTATTGCCAGAAGGCTTAACAAAGTCTAGGTTATATGTTAGTGGTTCTCTTCGTAGTTGGATACACTATATTGACATTCGCTCTGGTAACGGAACACAAAAAGAGCACATGGACTTAGCCAAGGCATGCGGTGAAATTATTTATGAACTATTCCCAGTGGACTTAAATGAAAGCAGTAATTAGCAACAGAATATATATGGAAGTTCCTATCGATTTGCAATTAGAGATCGATAAGGAGCTTACGTATATGATTGCCTCGCATAATCCTAGTGACCCTCCACAGGTTATTAAGAATATGTCAATAATTAGAACGGGTTTGATCTCTATTCCAATAGGAAGAACAGATCTTATCCCGACTAATTACGAGATAATCGATAAGCGTTTAATGCCGAAAGCAGACTTTCCTGACTTTAAGTTCCCGTTACGTGCTAGTCAACAGGAGGTTTATGACGACCTCGATGACAACTGCATAGTAAACGCTTGGGTCAGTTGGGGTAAGACTTTTACAGGTTTAGCCATGGCAGGTAAACTTGGTTTAAAAACTCTTGTTATTGTACACACTGTACCTCTTCGCAATCAGTGGGCGAAAGAAGTAGAGAAAGTCTATGGTTTTAAGGCTGGAATTATAGGCAGTGGAAAGTTTGAAATTGATAGTCCTATAGTCATAGGCAATACACAAACTTTATACCGAAATATAGACAAGATAAAGAAGGAATTCGGCACTATCATTCTAGATGAAATGCACCACGTTAGTAGTCCGACCTTTTCCAAACTACTAGATTCAAATTACTGTAGATATAAGATAGGTCTGTCTGGCACGATACAAAGAAAAGATGGGAAACATGTTGTGTTTAGAGATTACTTTGGCAGTAAAGTATATAAACCACCTAAAGAGAACTATATGGTTCCTAAAGTCCATCTAGTACAATCTGAAGTAAGATTTATGGATGGCAACAAGACACCTTGGGCAAACCGTGTAACAGCATTGTCCACTAATGAGGAATATATACACACAGTCGCTATGCTGGCTGCGGCCTACGCCGCAAAAGGGCATAAAGTGCTCGTAGTGAGCGATCGTGTCCAGTTTTTGAAGGTATGCGCCGAATTAGCAGGTGAAAAAGCAGTTTGTGTTACGGGCGACGTCCCGCATGAGCAAAGAGAAGAGATAATAGATGAAATTAAACATACTAGCAAGAATATTTTATTTGGCACTCAAAGTATTTTTAGTGAGGGCATTAGCGTGGACGTACTATCTTGTCTTATTCTTGGGACTCCTATCAATAATGAGCCCCTCCTAACTCAATTAGTCGGCCGAGTTATACGAAAGAGAGAAGGCAAGGTACAACCTGTAATAGTTGATATTCAATTGAAAGGTAACACAGCCAAAAGGCAAGCGTCCAATCGTATAGGACACTATATGAAAGAAGGTTATGAGATCACATACATTTAAAAAAATAGTTCTTGACAAACGCTTAATTATTTGGTATAATAATGCTCTTATTTAATTGGAAGAAGATTTACGAAAAAGCGGAGGGGAGCTCTAACAATGTGTTAGAGATTCTCCACATGCTTCATAAGAAGAAGATACCTTTTAATAGGTATGACCCATTGTATAAGTACATGGGTGAAAGCTTTTCAGGAGATTCCTTTTTATTAGCTCCTGATGCTCTTTTAGATTATGCTTTTAAGTATGATTCTAAGGAGGTAGCAGTATATATTGCATTGGCTTCTAGACGCAAATTAGCCGATTATATTGCATTTAATAAAAAGACTTTGAGTGTGCGTCACGCTCCACAACTAATAGATTTAATAAACCAAAACAGACTACTTTTTATAGAAGATGGACAAATCCACTTTATATACGAAGAAGCCCACCGGAGAAAGTAAAACAATGGCAATTTCATTCAATAAGCAAAAAGGTTCAGCACAAAAATCCTCAAACAACTCTTACAAGTACGTAGACGGCGACAATAAAGTTCGTATCGTTGGCGATATTCTTGCACGTTATGTTTACTGGATTAAAGGCGAGAACGACAAAAATCTACCTTTAGAGTGTCTTTCTTTTGACCGTGACGCAGAAGCGTTTACTAACAAAGAAAAAGACTGGGTTCGTGAGTACTACCCTGACCTTAAATGTGGTTGGTCTTATGCTACACAGTGTATCGATCCTAAAGATGGCCAAGTTAAAGTACTAAACTTGAAGAAAAAATTATGGGAACAAGTAATCACAGCTGCTGAAGACTTGGGCGACCCTACAGACGTAGAATCAGGCTGGGATATTACTTTCAAACGAGTAAAAACTGGGCCACTAGCATACAACATCGAATATCAATTACAAGCGTTAAAGTGCAAAACTCGCGCTTTGGACGACGATGAGTTAGCAGCTATCAAAGATCTTAAATCAATGGATCTAGTAATGGCTCGACCCACTCCTGACGCTCAGAAAGAGCTTCTTGATCGCATCCGTAAAGGTAGCGACGATAATGTAGATGAATCTCTAGAAGACGAATTCAAAGTAGGATTTTAAAGTAGTATGATACTATTCACAGCAGATTGGCATATTAAACTGGGGCAGAAGAATGTTCCAGTTGACTGGGCGAAGAACAGATATAAAATGTTCTTCAAACAGGTTCATGAGTTGGAAAAAGAGTGTAATATGCACATCATTGGAGGCGACCTATTTGATAGGTTGCCGACAATGGAAGAGCTTGAGTTGTACTTCATGTTTATCAGGAATGTTCAGATACCTACCATAATATATGATGGGAACCATGAAGCAACTAAGAAGCATAAAACATTCTTTACTAACCTCAAAAAAGCATCAAAAGATATAAACCCTTTAGTAACAGTGATAGATATATCCTACATAGATGATGATCTAGGATTCGGTATACTTCCCTATGCAGACTTGCATCGTAAAGGTATTATTGACCATTTTGACGCCTCCCAGCCTTTGTTTACCCACGTGAGAGGAGAGATACCTCCCCATGTTAAACCAGAAGTAGATCTAGATATGTTTGATGCGTTTCCAGTAGTATTTGCTGGCGATCTACACTCACATAGCAACACTCAAAGAAATATAGTATACCCAGGTAGCCCAATGACTACCTCGTTTCACAGGAATAAAGTAGAGACAGGTTACTTGCTAATTTCGGAAGACACTTGGGATTGGTTATGGTATCCTTTCCAACTACCTCAGCTGCTTAGAAAAACAGTATCTAACACAGACGATATGATTGCCACCGAGTACGACCACACTATCTATGAGGTAGAGGGTGATATTCAGGACTTGGCAAACGTAAAAGACTCAGAGTTGTTAGACAAGAAAGTAGTTAAACGTAATACAGAGACCAGTTTAGTTATTGGTGCTGATATGACTATAGAGCAAGAGTTGGTTGAGTACTTGACTTACATCTTAGAAATAGAAGAAGAAAAAATACCCGATATTATAGGAACTTACAATGATTACTCTCAAAAAGCTCAACTGGGATAACTGCTTTAGTTATGGTACTGGTAACGAGTTGAATCTCGATGACAATACAGTAACGCAGATCATTGGTACTAACGGGATGGGTAAATCTTCCATCCCGTTAATTATAGAGGAAGCATTATACAACAAAAACTCTAAAGGTATCAAGAAAGCAGATATACCTAATAGATACGTAAACAATGGGTACAGTATATCATTGGAATTCTCAAAAGGAGCCAATGAGTACAAAATATCTATAAACAGAAAAAGCTCTGTAAAAGTAAAATTAGAACACAATGGTGAAGATATATCTAGCCATACAGCTACTAATACTTACAAAACATTACAAGAGATAATAGGAGTAGACTTCAAGACCTTCTCCCAGTTAGTATACCAAAATACTAATGCGAGTCTGCAGTTTCTTACAGCTACTGACTCTAACAGAAAGAAGTTCTTGATTGACCTGTTACATCTTGAAGAATATGTTGAGTTATTCGATATATTCAAAGAAGCATCCAAAGAATCTAGCTCCTTGGTTTCTTCGGTTCAAGCAAAGATTGCAACGATAGATAAGTGGTTGACAGATAATAAATTGAGTGATACCAATATACTTCCTTTGATAAATATTGATATTTCTACAGAAGAAGACGAGAAGCGATTAAGTACTTTATCTTTAGAAATTAAAAATATCACGGAAAATAATAATAAAATATCAAAAAATAATAGTCTAGTAAGCATGCTGAAAGACGTAGATTTAGCTAAAGCCCAGGCTGGCTCTCCAGGAGAGAAAGTACCTACTACAGAGCACAAAGAGGCTCTCTACGTAGTAAAAGCCAAGAGGTTACAGGCAGTAAAATCGTTAGAGAAGATAGTTAAATTAAAAAGTAGCTGCCACGTTTGTGATCAGCCTATCAATGAAGAGTTTAGACGTGACTTGATCTCTGCTGAGATTAAACAGAGAGACTCTTGTGATATAGAGATCGAAGTATTAGAAGGTGTGATAGAAGATGCTAACTTTAAGAATCAGAAAGTACAGCATGCAATAGATTTAGAGAGAAAGTGGTCTGACCTATTTAGGTCTATAGATCGAGGTCTGCCTACCAAGCTAGTGTCGGAAAGCGACCTGCTAGTAGAAGTAGAAAATCTTAGTCTCAGACTTAAAGTTAAAAGGGACGAGATGCGACTCTTGGCTGATCAAAATACTGGCATTACCAAACGTAATACTCGTATACAAGTTATACAGGAACAGACGCAAAACTTTATTACACAGCTAGGTGAAGCTACTAAAACCTTGAACCAACACGCCAAGTTAGATGCGAATCTAGAGGTACTAAAGAAGTCATTTAGTACAAATGGATTACTGGCGTATAAGATAGAAAACCTAGTGGTAGAGCTGGAAGATGTAGCTAATACTTATCTTGCAGAGTTATCAGACGGTAGGTTTACTTTAGGGTTCAATGTGGAGAAAGACAAGTTAAACGTAGAAATTACGGACAACGGTAACACTGTTGACATTCTTGCACTTTCGTCTGGAGAACTAGCAAGGGTAAATACTGCTACTCTTATTGCGATACGCAAACTAATGAGTAGTATATCAAAGTCTAAAATCAATATACTATTTCTAGATGAGGTCATCAATGTATTAGATGAGGTAGGTAGAGAAAAGATGGTAGAATTGTTAATAAAAGAAGATGAACTGAACACCTATATAGTATCACACGGCTGGACGCACCCGCTGTTAGATAAGATAGAAGTTGTCAAAGATGGAAATGTGAGTAAACTAGAATGGTAGATTCAAGAGCAAAAGGTGCCCGAGGTGAGTACTTAGTAAGGGATATGTTAAGAGAGAGCACAGGCTTAAAGTTTGAAAGAGTCCCCGCTTCGGGGGCTTTAGAATATTTAAAAGGGGATTTGTACGTACCCAGAGAGGCCAATAAGTACTGCATAGAGATAAAGAACTATGCAGAGTCTCCATTAACTGATAAGCTGTTTACAGCTGAGAAGACTAATAATCTTATTCGTTGGTGGAAAAAGGTAGTTCAACAGGCAAAGGGCGGAGATCAGGAGCCTATGTTGTTCTTCAAGTATAACAGATCAAAGGTATTCGTAGTAGTAGATGAATTGCCTAAGAATACTAAATATATTCATATCAATTGGTTGGGGTGCTATGTTATGTTAGCCGAGGATTGGCTAGCACAAGAGGAGATACATTTCATTCATGAGACGAACATTATCAAGAGGTAGCTGCGTTAGACAGCTCGGGAGAAGAAAAACCATGGCTTTTGACTTTATGAAAAAGCTTCAAAAAGATGAAGGAACCACACTTGTAGTAGACGCACTTAACTTAGCGTTTCGCTGGAAGCATAACGGAAAAACAGACTTTGTACAGGATTACATAGCAACAGTACAATCTTTAGCGGCTTCATATAACTGTGAGAAGATCATAATCACAGCAGACCAAGGATCTTCTTCTTACCGCAAGAATCTTGACCCTGGATACAAAATGAATCGAAAAGAGAAGTACGCAGAGCAAACAGAGGAAGAGGCAGCAGCGTTTAAAGCATTCTTCCAAGAATACGAAAAGACTTTAGCCGCATTAGAGAATATGTACCCCGTATTGCGCTATGATGGTGTAGAGGCTGATGATATCGCAGCTCACTTAGTAAAGTTTCAAGCTCGTTACGGACTAGATAAAGTATGGCTAGTATCTAGTGACCGAGATTGGGACTTACTGATTAATGACACTGTTTCCCGATTCTCTTATGTGACACGAAAGGAAGTTACTAAAGCCAATTGGAGAGATCACTATAATGTATCTATTGAAGAGTATATATCTCTTAAGTGCCTAACTGGAGATGCAGGAGATAATGTACCAGGTATCCCGGGAGTAGGGCCAAAGCGTGCTCAAAGTCTCATCGAGCAGTTCGGAGACGCAATGAGTGTGTACGATGCAGTTCCTTTAGGCGGCTCATATAAATATATACAATCTGTAAACTTACACGCAGAACAGATACTAAAGAATTACGAACTAATGGATTTACTAACATATTGCGATGATGCAATAGGAGTCGAGAATATAAACGACATCGAAGGAAAACTAATAAATGAAGATTGATTATAACAGAGACAAGTACCTTTCAGAGTTTAGTATAAAAACTCTAGAAGACAGATACTTACTAGAAGGAGAGACTTCTCCTCAAGATGCATTTGCTAGGGCTGCTAACGCTTTTTCGGACAATGAAGAGCATGCACAAAGATTATATGACTATGCTAGTAAACTTTGGTTTATGTTTTCTACTCCTGTTCTTAGCAACGGTGGCAGTAAACGTGGTTTACCTATTAGCTGCTTTTTAAACTTTGTAGAGGATAGCAGACAAGGTCTTACAGGTCATTATACGGAGAATGCGTTTCTTTCTTCTGTCGGAGGCGGCATAGGCGGTTCTTGGAGCGAGGTACGTAGTGTTGGATCTAAAACCTCTGCGGGGTCAGAGAGTACTGGAGTAATCCCGTTCATTAAAGTAGTTGACGCAGAGATGTTAGCTTTTTCACAAGGTGTTACAAGACGAGGAAGTTATGCAGGGTATTTGGAAGTTAGTCACCCAGAGATTGAAGAGTTTCTGGACGTTCGCAAGCCAACTGGAGGCGATGTTAATAGAAAATCTGTTAATGTCCATCATGGTGTTGTGGTGGGCGACGACTTTATGAAAATAATCGAACAAGCCACTCTTGTAGAAGGCTTCGACGATTCCTGGGATCTAGTAGACCCTCATAGTGGTAAAGTTACGAAAACTGTATCAGCGAAGACACTTTGGGTTAAACTTATCCAAAACCGTGTTGAGACTGGCGAACCTTATATTATGTTCAAAGATACGGTTCAGAACGCTTTACCTCAATTTCAGAAAGATTTAGGTCTACAGGTGCATCACTCAAATCTATGCTCTGAGATAACACTTGCGACAAGTGCAGAACGTACTGCAGTTTGTTGCCTGTCGAGCGTCAACCTTGAAGAGTACGACGAGTGGTGCGACAACGATCAATTCATTCCTGATTTAGTACGAATGTTAGATAATGTTTTAACTTACTTTATTGATAATGCTCCTGATGAGCTTTACCGAGCAAAGTTAAGTGCAGAACGTGAAAGAAGTATCGGTTTAGGTGCAATGGGCTTTCATGCTTATTTACAGCGACAAGATATTCCTTTTGAAAGTATGTGGGCAGCAAGCTCAAATCACACAATGTTTAAAAGAATAAAATCGGAGGCAGTACGTGCAACAAGACAACTCGCAGAAGAAAGAGGAGAATGCCCAGACGGTATCGGTTATGGGGTACGTAATGCCCATTTGTTGGCCGTTGCTCCTAATGCCAGTAGCAGTATTATTTGTGGTAACACTAGCCCTAGCATCGAGCCTTATCGCGCTAATGCCTTTACTCAAAAAACTAAGTCAGGATCTAGTCTGCTTAAAAACGAGTATTTGGAACACGCTCTGCAGGAGTTGGATATGGATACAGCTGAGGTTTGGTCTAGTATAACGACAAGCGGCGGAAGCGTGCAACATTTAGACTTCTTAGATCAGCATACTAAAGATGTGTTTAAAACGGGTGTAGAAATAGACCAGAAATGGGTTATACAACATGCCGCAGATCGTCAACAGTACATCTGTCAAAGCCAGTCTTTGAATGTGTTCTTCCCTGCTAACGTATCAAAGCAAGAACTACATGCAATTCATATGAGTGCGTGGAAGAAAGGAGTCAAGACTTTGTATTATCTTCGAAGTGAAGCTATGAAGAGAGCAGACAATGTGTCAGAGCAAGCTTTGCGACAGTATGTTCTAGATAGTATTGACGAGAACGAATGTTTAGCGTGTGAGGGATAAGATGAAATTATTAAAATTTAGTGCAGACTGGTGTAGACCTTGTGCAGCGTTGACAAAGACACTAGACGATATAGATTTACCTGTCCCCGTTGAGACAATGGATGTTGATCAGGAACAAGTACTAGCACGATCATATGGGGTACGTGGTGTACCTACAGTAATTTTGGTAGATGCCACTGGAAAAGCTTTAAAACGCTTTTCTGGTGTCAAAAGTAAGGCTGATATAGAAGCCTGGTTAGGGGATGTGTACGAATGAGTAATTTATTAGAAGAAAGAGAGTATTATAAACCGTTTAATTACCCTTGGGCATTTGAACATTATAAAGAACAGCAACACATGCACTGGTTGCCCGATGAAGTAAACCTTGCAGATGATTTAAAAGATTTTAGAGAGAAGCTAACTCCAGGAAACAAAGTATTGCTTTCGCAGATCTTTCGTTTCTTTACTCAGGCAGATGTAGATGTATGTTGTGGATATGCTAAGCACTATTTACCTACATTTAAACAGCCAGAAGTAAGAATGATGTTAGTTTCTTTTGCGGCTATGGAAGCTGTTCACCAAGAAGCGTACTCTTTATTACTAGAGACGTTAGGCTTTCCAGAAGAAGAGTACCAAGAGTTCACGAAACATAAAGCTATGATGGACAAACATGAATATCTTAGTGATTTTGGTATGGAAACTAAGATGGATATAGCTAAAACTATGGCTATCTACTCAGGTTTTACCGAAGGAGTACAGCTATTTAGTAGTTTTGCTATCTTGTTGAACTTTCCTCGTCACAACTTGATGAAAGGTATGGGTCAGATCGTTACGTGGTCTATTCGAGATGAGAGTTTACACGTGGAAGGTATGTCAAAGCTCTTCCGTACTTTCATACAAGAGAACCCTGAGTTATGGAATGATGATCTAAAGTATGCGATCTATTGTGCAGCGGAGCGTACCGTTGAACTAGAAGATGCGTTTATTGACTTATGTTTTGAAGGTGCCGATGTACCTGATCTAACCCCTGAAGAAGTAAAAGCATATATTCGATATATTGCAGATCGCAGACTACTAGGTCTAGGCTTGAAAGAGATTTTTGGAAGCAAGGAAAATCCTTTAAAGTGGTTAGACTATATGTTAAACGCTGTAGAACACGCAAACTTTTTTGAGAATCGCGCTACAGAATATTCACGAGCTAGTACCACAGGTAACTGGCAAGACATTTTTAAATAGAGGGTAATATGGAAGACGATAACAATACATTTACTTTAGACGATAAAGTACATAATATAGATGAAATATCAGAGCGAGCTAAGTTCTTAGTGTTTAGCTTAAATGAGTTGAATAAGGATAGACAGAAAGTAGAACAAAAAATGGCGGTATTGAATGCTGCGGAGTTTGGGTTTGTACAACAGCTTAGAGAAGAAGTTGAAGAAACCGAGGCTCAACCTGAAGAAGTCAAAGAAGGTGAAGTAGTATAGAAAGGGGGCGAAAGCCCCTTTTTTAAATTCTCTGTTTGTGTTTAGAAATTATATCCAAAACGCCCTGCTCATTATTTTGCAGTATTTCCCATAAAGCCGCAAGAACACACACGTTATCCCCCGTAGGTAGCTTGTCGTACATATCAATTATAGCGCTACTTACATCCTCTTGTGTAACTAAGGCATGATCAGATAACCAACTTTCTACCAATTCTAAACTCATGTTATAAACTCCACAAAAGGGTCGTAAACTTTAAACCCGCCAGTATTTTCAGTCCCGCCCGCAGCTAAATAAGAGCAATTTTCAGCAAAAAACATACCTAGTTGCATCTTTCTATCAGTCCCGCTTTGCGGTGTAAATGTATATTCTACTTTAGTAAAGTCACTATAATCATTTTGGTCAAGCATAGCTTTCTCTACTATATGTGTTCTTTGAGGTGTAAAATAATTTAGATTCGCACTTGATTGCTGATTAAATTGGGTTAAACCGTTCCAGTTATAGCCCGCTTCGTCACCAGTTTTAGTGCCAGTAGGTAGTGTAAATGTAGCGTCTGTATGTCGTATTCCGAAGTAATTTACATACCTGTTTAGTTGTGCGCTCTCCAACCGATCTTCTACACAGTACAAACCTGCAAAGTTTAAAGGTCGCAACCTATCTGCTGCATCAATTTTTATCTGAGCACCAAACTTTATAGAGGTTACGTTATCGGGTATATCTAAATGCTGCTGCCATTCATGCCTAGTCCATGCTTCTGTAGTAGTCATCGCTGTCGAAGAATCCACACTAGATAGTGTGGTGTTACTTATAATGCGGACGTTATTGCTGTTGTTAAAACTTCCAAACTGAGTATCACCTCTGTCGGCATTATTGTTAGATATTGGCCCGTACTGTAAGCTCTGAGAGCCGTACATATTAATAATTCTAGGTATATATCCTGCACTAAATGGCGCTAAAACATAAGGCTCATAATCGTATAAAAACTGATTTCCCACATAACTTGAGTAATTCTGCAAAAGTGGTGAATAGTGATACCAAAAGGCCAGCCCTTTTTCTGTTCCATTATTCCGTCTATAACTTGTTAGGCTGTGCTGCTCACCGTTATAAGCCGTCCACACGGGATAGTTATCTTGCGAAAATCTTGAGTTAGTAAGCTCATTAGATGTGCTGGATACATTTAAACCCTGCCCTCTCGCGCACACTACTACACTCATAGTTCTATAACCCCTGCGCCAAAGATAACAAAGTTAGCCTGAGTAACGCCGCCGCCTGTTGCATGACTCGCTATGCAAACTATCTCAGCCACACCACCTTTTTTAATATACCAACTGCTTTCCCTTGCGGTAAGAGTGACACCATCTAAAATCCATACGTTTTGAGTGTCTGGGTCTATAGTGATATTTTTAGTAGACGGATTGCAAATTATCCAAGACTTACCTACATCCGCCGCGACAGGCTGAAATAAAGTATAGGTCGGGTCAGTGCTACCCGATTGAATAATTCTCTTACCTGCCAATGCCAAATACTGACTAGCAGATAGGTTACCGTCTTGTAAAGCAACTGCGCGTGAGTAAGTGAAAGAGTCAGAAGTTATACCTCCAGAGACATTCAACCCGCCCTCTACTGTCACTCCACCAGTAAACGTTTCAGCGTTAGTGACAGCTAGTGTGCCAGAAACCGTCGGAAGTGTACATACAATGGCTGCGTCCTGGGTCATATCAGCAGATAATTTAGTGTGATTGTTTCCAGTGTCCCAAGCAACATAGTTAGTACCACCACCAGCTTGGAAGTTTATATTTACATCATTTTTTAAGTTTAGAGCAAAGTACTCTAAAGTCATGGTTGGATCTGAGTCGCCTGTAATAGTGGCTGTTACGTCAGTTACAGCATCTTCAGTCCCCGAGCCATCGGCAAGGTGCCATTTTATTCTACCTATTTCATCACCATGATCGCCTCTGCCTAGTTCTCCATACATTCCGGCATAAAAGGTTTTCTTAGGTGTAGAATGGTCGTTCATTCCATAGAATCTAATACCTCCTAGATCATCCCCGTCAGTGGTAGAACCTCCATTCTTAAAGAGTGAAATTATTGGCATTGCATCTGCACCAGCTTCAGTGCTTACAATTTCCATAGAATCGTTATTAACAATCAACCCAGCGTTGAGCGTTAACAATTCTGACGTCAAGGACATTGCAGGATCTTCATCACCATTAATATCAACAAGGACATCTGAGATTGCTGTACCGTTGTTGCTACCATCAGCTAGATGAAAGTTTAAAGAACCTTTATGAGCACCATCAGTAATGACATCAGCTTGAGCATATATGCCACCATAGAATTGTTTTTCATCACTTGCATTCTGACCAAACCAACGAATAGCTCCAAGCTCATCGTTTGTGCTAGGAACACCAGCATCACGATATAAAGATATGATAGGCTTTTCTGTAGCATCATCAACAGTAGATTTGATTTCAAATAAGTCACTGTTAACAGTAGTAGGGCCAACTATGGTATTAGAATCACTAATAATAGTTGCACTGGCTGCACCAAGTACATTAAAATTGCCTGGAGCAACATAGTCTGCGTCTCCAACACTACCAACACCCTGGAGTAAGAACGATGCGCTACCGCCCTCTGAAGTAACAAGAATCCCACCGGTAGATCCGACAGGTGGTTGTATAACCAAGTTCGATAAGGTACCAACACTTGTGATACTTGTTGCGGCAGATGGTAGTCTAGCATTATCAATTGTTCCTGATGTAAGTTTAGCCGCAGAATGATTTCCGATATAATCATTCGCAATCGCAGTGCCTTGCCAAGTACCAGTTCCAATAGTGCCAACTGTTGTAATGTTAGCACCATTTAAAGAGATCGTACCACTTGTATTAGTAAATTGGTTATTAAAAGAACCAGTCGTTGAATAGTTATTAGAATCGCCTATAAAGAACTTTCCAGTATCTAGGTTGGGAGTAGCCGCGGTTCTGCCAGCTCCTGCAACCATAATAGATCCAGACGATGCATGTACTCTTTCAACTTTACCAACATTTTGAATTAAATTAGCAGCACCTGCAGGTTTAACATTTGTTAATGCTCCAGCCGTTGCTGCGCTTACATATAGTATATCACCGAATTCCCATTCTTCAGCACCGCCTGTTGTATTACCATGTGCAAATGTGCCAAACGAAATAACTTCAATATTAGCATTAGCACTAACGGCTGCATTAGCTAGTCCAAATGAAGGCATCGTGGCTGCAGAGTTTGCTTGGGCTTTACTTACTACGGGTTTTTGTCCGCTAACGCCAGAGATATAAACCACATCTCCCTTTGCTAATGATTCGCCAGCTTTTGCTTGAAATCTTACAGCCCCTCTTAAATCGCCAACAAATTCTGCAGCAGTAACAACATTATCACCAATATCGATATCACTAAAGTTTGAAGTAATAGAGCCACTATCTAAAGCACCAACACTTGTCAGTGATGAAGCAAGTACAGTAGAACCTAGAGTTGTTTGGTTCAACACTTCATTAGCATTGATTCTAAATGTTTTTGTAGAAGCTAATTCAAAATGCTCCGAAGATGTCCATGAATCAGTTGAGTCGACCCAGTTAAGTGTCTTATCAGTTGTGCCTTTAAGAGTTATGCCGCCACCGTCTGCAGTAGTATCTGTCGGTGTGTCTACGTTCCCAAGAACAATATTCTTGTCATCAACAGTTAATGTTGTGGAGTTAAGTATAGTTTCTGTACCATTCACCGTAAGATCGCCAGTTACGACTAGATCTCCTCCAACTGTTACATCATCGGGTAATCCAATAGTAACTGTACCAGCATTTTCAGCAACAGTTACTTCATTTGAAGTACCAGTAAAAGAAAGAGTACCACCTAGAGCAACAGGACTTGTATTCGATCCATCCGATACTGTAATAGTAGAGTTTGATAATTTAGCATTTGTAATAGAACCAGCTAGCATACTGTTTTCAACTGAGGTGGCTTGAATTGTAGCGGCCCCACCAGCTGCAATTGTTATATCACCACTTACATTACTAAAGATTTCATTTCTATTAGCAGTAGCTAATGTACCTACAAGATTTGTTGCCGTAAGGGTGTCTACGCCAGTTAGATTACCTGATATATCAGCATTACCGTTAATATCAAGAGAACCGTTTACCACCAAGTCGGTAAGATCTAAAGCATTTGAGGTTCCCGACACCCCTATAGTAACAGTACCAGGATCTAGTACCATTACATTTTTTGGGTTTGGACCAGCCATTGACCAATTGGTAGCACCAGCTTTCGTGACTTCAAAAACCATTTGACCAGCTAAAGCTGATTCCGTACAGTTACTGAACTTGGTAAAGATTCTGGCAGCTGGCTTATATGATTCGGCGTCGGAATTGTCAGTATCAATAGCAATGCCGTAAAAGGGAATTACTCCTGTAAACTCTGTGGAAGATGTACTCAGCCCGCCTGCAATGTTTTTTGCATTATAGAAATTGAGGTATGGCGCTGCCCCGTTACGTATGTTGGATTGAGCAACTGTAGTGGATGTAAAAGTGGGAGTAGCATTAGTAGCTACATCTTGACCAATAGAAAATTGACCACTAGAATACGATACGCCAGTTCCAGCACTAAGATGCGCACGAACTTCTGTCGCACTTGGGCCAGTATAAGTGAAGTTTCCGTCACTACTATTATATGTAAGGGAGCCATCTCCACCTACATCAATAGCATTTATTAGAGGTCTAAATGAACTAATAGTAGGTATACTAGTAGTTATATCCAGAGTTGTAGTTACACCTTCAGTTGGGCTTATCGTTGTATTCTTGGGGGTCACATCTATTGTAATCGCCATTATCTTGTTATCTCCCTCGTCACGTTTGCGCGACCTTGTATCATTCTAGTTACTGTGCTACCTGCGAATATTTCTAAGTCATATACGTAGGAGCCTGCGGTGATTCCCGCAGTTTGTACTGCTGTAAGGTCCATATTTATAATACCGTTGCTCTGCAGTTCCACTGCCCCAGTACTACCAGTGCAGGTAAATACAATAGTACCATCTGCAAAGGTTGCCCCAGGAGTAGCGGTATTTTCCGCCTTAGTTCTAAGATGTGCACGAGCTTGATAGCCAGAGAGATCCCTGGCACTACCATCTTCTTTTATGGTCATTGTAAGACCAAAAGTAGAGCCTTGATCTATAGTTATGTTGTATTTACCTGCTGACATATTTTTTCTCCATGTCGTACATTATATTGCCTCTGACAAATTTTGTCAAGTTATATTTTTTAAAGCTGTGATAGGTCGCCTATCTTAACTCGGATTGCACCAGTGTCGTCTCTTACGCGGATACCGTCTTCAGTCATAGTGGTTCCCGCACTACTGGAGCCACCGCCGCCTATTGCAAACACAGTAGCACCACTAGAGTTTGAACCTAGATAGAATCCATTTGTGGCACTACTAGCACTAGATTTACCATGGCTATAAATTGCACCTGCCGCATTTGATGCTCCAATCACTAAGTTAGAGCGTACATTGACATTATTACCACTAATTGTGCCACCATTTATCTTATCTGCTGACAATGTACCATCTACGATTACACTACCTGGGAAGGTCTCTACTACTAGCGAGCTAAAGTTGCTAGCACTTACAGAAGTGCCAGATGATTGTACACTTCCATTATATATTCTAGTACCTGCTAGGTTTGCGCTATTATCCGTAACGGTGATTCTATCGTTTGGTCTAATCCTGTTATCAGATGCTGCTGCTATAACTGCTGCTGCAACTGCTTGAGCACTGGCATTATTAAGAGTCCCAGCCCAGCTTGTGGCGTACGTATTGTTTATCTGGGCCGTGTTTACCTCCTCGAAGGTAAATATACCAGATCCACGTACTCCAACCGCAGTACTATCTGCACCCGCTTTAGCTTTTGTGAACGACGTTCTCATTGTTGAGATTACCGCACCACTGTTGTTAT